TAATAAGATCAAGACAAGCAAAATAATAACCAAATACAAGGTCTTAATTTATATTGACGATTAGGGCCTTGTATGCTAAAGTATTAAAAATATGACAAGACCATTTGACGTAACAAAATTTAGAAAAGGTATAACAAAGTCCATACCAGGACTCGGCATAGGATTTAGTGATCCAACTGACTGGATTTCTACAGGAAACTATGCGTTAAATTATTTAATAAGTGGAGACTTTAACAAAGGTGTTCCACTAGGCAAAGTAACAGTACTAGCAGGAGAGTCTGGCTCAGGCAAATCATTCGTAGCATCGGGCAATTTAGTGCGTAATGCACAAGAACAAGGCATCTATGTAATATTAATTGACTCTGAAAATGCATTAGATCAATCATGGCTTGAAGCACTTGGCGTTGATACTGACGAAAAGAAACTTTTAAAATTAAGTTTATCTATGGTTGATGACGTTGCAAGAACAGTTTCAGACTTTATGAAAGGTTATAAAGACGAACACGCAGACGATAAAGAAAACGCACCTAAAGTATTAATTGTTATTGACAGTTTAGGTATGTTACTAACACCAACAGATGTTGATCAGTTTGAAAAAGGTGAAATGAAAGGTGACTTGGGTAGAAAACCTAAAGCCTTAACAGCACTTGTAAGAAACTGTGTTAATATGTTTGGCTCGTGGAACGTAGGACTTATAGCAACTAATCACACATACGCATCACAAGATATGTTTAATCCTGATGATAAAATATCAGGAGGACAAGGTTTTATATACGCATCAAGTATTGTAATTGCAATGAAAAAATTAAAATTAAAAGAAGACGAAAAAGGTAACAAGATTACTGACATTAGAGGTATTAGAGCGGCCTGTAAAGTTATGAAAACACGATTTGCAAAGCCGTTTGAGTCTGTACAAGTGAAGATCCCATGGGACACAGGTATGGATCCATATTCAGGATTAGTTGAGTTATTTGAAAAAAAGGGTATTTTAACACAATCTGGCAACAGATTAAAGTATATAGACACAGAAGGAAAGGAGCATCTAGACTATCGAAAATCTTGGGTCGGAGATAAATTATTGATGTTGATGAAAGACTTTGATAAATTATCAACAACAACCGAACCTAAGGAAAAAATAGATGGCTGATATGACACACGAAGACATTGAACGTATTTGGAACTCATTTTCTCATTTCCTAACTGACAGAAATAAATCAGATGCCGCAGTTGAATTTGTTAATGCACTAAAATTTTTAGACATTGACACTGATCAAATAAAAGCATCAGCTGATTATGACCCGGCAATAGAAGCCGCAGTTGATTCTGCATACGAGGATGATGAGGAAGACGACGAATACGGAGATGATGGTGAATTGGTATACTGAAGTAAGTAAAAATATACAATTAATACCAGACTGTATTAAACATTTCGACACCGAGCTATTACAAGCAAAAAAAGAATGCTCTATTTGGGGAAATTTAGAAAAAGCATCCGCGTCAATGCCCGGTGTTGTCGAACACAGGTTTAATCAATTACAACAAATCGAAGCAATACTAGAATATTTAAACATCGAATATCGTAGATTAAGATCAAAAACATTCAGAAATTTTTTAGAAAGTTATAATAAAAAGCTAACAAGCAGAGATGCTGACAAGTATGTTGACGGAGAAGCCGACGTTGTTGACATGGCAAAAATTATAAACGACTTCGCATTATTAAGAAATCAATGGCTAGGCATTACCAAAGGGCTCGACCAAAAACAATGGCAAATAACAAACATTGTTAAGTTAAGAGTGGCGGGTATGGAAGATGCCACAATCAAATAGAATAATCCTTACAGACGTAGACGGCGTACTGTTGGAATGGGAACACCATTTCACTAAATGGATGTTACAACGTACATACTTTGACAAAAAAGGAAGTAGGTTTCACCCATATAGATTGTTAGAAGATAAAGAAAACACTTACGAAATGGCAGATCGTTTTGATGTTACTATACCAGAAATTAGAAAAGAGATTAGAGAGTTTAACAGAAGTGCTTGGATGGGAACACAACGACCTATGACAGGTTCACAAACTTGGATTAAACTACTACACGCAGAAGGTTGGACTTTTATACCAATTACATCACAAACATCTGACAAACCAGCACAAGAATTACGTAAAAGACGACTAGAAGAACTATTTGGCAAACAAGTTTTTTCAAACTATCACATATTAGGCACAGGAGCAGACAAAGATTCAGCATTAGCAGAGTTTCATAACACTGGCTTGTATTGGGTCGAGGACAAGCCTAAGAACGCTCTAGCCGGGCTCAATTACGGTTTAAAGGTGTTATTATACGATCGTCCTTATAACAGAGATTTTAGTCATCCAGATATTACTAGAGTAAATAATTGGAAACAAATACACGAGATATTAGTAAAATGAAAGTTTACGTAGGTTACGACACTAGAGAAGATATAGCATATCAAGTTTGCGAACATTCTATTAAAAGACGCAACGGACAAACTGAAGTTATTCCTTTAAAACAAAAAGATTTAAGAGAGCAAGGATTATATACTAGAGAACCTGATAAACTTGCATCAACAGAATTTACATTTACAAGATTTTTTGTTCCTTACCTTAACAACTATAAAGGCTGGGCAGTATTTTGTGACTTAGACTTTGTTTGGAAAGTACCTGCTAAAGAACTAGAACAATTTTGTGATGATTCTAAAGCAGTTGTTTGTGTACAACACGATTACAAACCAGAAGATGGCTCTATTAAAATGGATGGACAAATACAATTACAATATCCAAGAAAAAATTGGAGCAGTATGGTCCTATGGAATTGTGAACATCCTAAAAATAAAATACTAACACCAGAATTTTTAAACAAACAAACTCCTAAATTTTTACATAGATTTAGTTGGTTAGAAGATTCAGAAATTGGATCATTACCACACGTTTATAATTGGCTAGTAGGTTGGTACAAAGAACCTAAAGATGGTACACCTAAAATATTACACTACACAGAAGGCGGTCCGTGGTTTGAAAATTATCGAGATTGCGAATATGCTGATGTATGGAAGAAAGAATTAATTAACTTGTTCAGTGCCTAATATGTTATGTTTAATAAAATACTTAAATCACATTTCAGTAACGATCCTGTAGAACACATATACACTAATAATCTTCTTGATATAAAAGAATTTGATAGATTATATGAGAACCAATCTAGGTTTGATAGTAACCTTTGGACAGAATTTAAAAATAAACACAAATTAGATTGTACTTTTTTAAATGATCTAAACGATATTAATATGCAAGTAGATGTACTTTGTTTATTATTTTTCAAAGAAAGAGCAGATAATAAAAAATCTCAAGATATTGAAATTGGTGTTATGGATATACAAAAGGAAATAAAGTATATTCAAAATTCACTTTTAATTTTACCAAATCATCTTTTAACTTTTAGTATTTTAACACGAAAAAACCCATACATACGCAGACCTTGTTTACAAATAAAATTATCATTAAAACAATATAACGACATTATAAGTAATTTAAAATGATTGGGCAACACTTTATAGATAAATGTATCAACACAGATGTAATTACTACTCCGTGGCCTCATCAAATTATTGAAAATACATTCGATAAAGATGTGTTTGAAAAATTACGAACACAATGTGGTAAAAAATTTAAGTCTTCATCTAAATTTGTTACCAAAGAATTAGTACAAATTCATCCAAAAGATTATAAAGAATATGGAATAGATTTTTATGATGAAACTTTAGATATTTGTAAAAAATTACTAGAAAATGCTAAACTGCTATGTGGTAGATATCCAAAATATAGATGGTTTCCAAACTTAGGTATTAATGCACATATATCAATTACTCCGCCTTTGCCTTGGAAATTTTATATACACCAAGAAGGAATAGAAAAAATTTGGAGTTCAGTTACTTACGTTACACCAGAAAACAATATCGGAACTAAAATGTATACAGCACAAAATGAAAAAGCGTTAGTTGGGGAAGCAAAATGGAAACCTAATAGTACATTTATATTTTGTGGGGAGCAAGGCAAAACTTGGCATTCATACGAAAGTAATCAAAATACTAATCGTATTACATTTAATCTTTTTATTATGAAGTTGCGTGATAAGAGGTGTTTTTATCCTTTATAATAAATTTTATCTATTTGGTCAACGCCATCATGCTTGGCAATAACTTCATTAT